TTTCAAACCTAGACCAAGTGCTAGATGACGATTACAGACACCCAATCCCAATGGGAATACCAGGAATTGACAGACTGTTAAAAGGAGGATTAGCTAAAGGTGAAATTGGTGTAATATTAGCACCAACCGGGGTAGGGAAATCAACCCTAACAACAAAGATTGCAAACCACGCGTTTAACCTTGGATTTAATGTTCTTCAAATCTTTTTTGAAGACAACCCAAAAGTGATACAAAGGAAACATTTTACCCTTTGGACAAAAATTCACCCTGACGAATTGTCAGATAAAAAAGATGAGGTGATGAAAAAAGTAAAAGAAATCAAGGAAACTATGCAAAACGAGTTGATTTTGAAAAAATTACCGTCTGATACCAAAACAATGCTTCAGATTAAAAATGAAATTAGAAAGATGATTGCTGACGGTATTAAGATTGATATGGTTATTTTGGATTACATTGATTGTGTTGTCCCAGATAAAAATCTAGGGGACGAATGGAAGAGTGAAGGTTCTGTTATGAGAGCTTTTGAAGCTATGTGCCACGAACTAAACATAGTTGGTTGGACCGCAACACAAGGTAATCGTTCATCAATATCTTCAGATGTTGTAACAACAGACCAAATGGGTGGGTCAATTAAGAAAGCACAAGTTGGGCACGTAATTATAACAGTTGCAAAATCATTACAACAAAAAGAAATGAAGTTGGCCACAATAGCAATTACCAAATCTCGTATTGGGGATGACGGTGTGGTATTTGAAAATTGCAAATTTGATAATGCAATGTTAGATATTGATACAGAATCCACAACAACATTCTTAGGTTTAGAAGAACAAAAAGAAGAAAGACAACGACAAAGGGTTAAGGAATTGTTGGAAAAGAGACAACAAAAACAAAAATCAGTAGAAAATTAAAAATAAAATAATTAAATTTATAACTATGAATATTTCACAAAAAATATTAAGCGATATTACGGTGTATATGAAATACGCCAAATTTGTCCCTGAATTAAATAGAAGGGAAACGTGGGAAGAATTGGTGACAAGAAATAAAGAAATGCACCAGAAAAAATACCCACACATTAAAGACGAAATTGAAACCGTCTATAAAATGGTATATGATAAGAAAATCTTACCATCAATGAGGTCATTACAATTTGGTGGTAAACCAATTGAAATTTCACCAAATAGGGTTTATAACTGTGCTTATTTACCAATAGACCACACAGACGCATTTGCAGAAACAATGTTCCTATTATTAGGTGGAACCGGCGTAGGGTTTTCGGTACAAAAACATCACGTCGATAAATTACCAGAAATTAAAAAACCAAACCCAACAAGAACAAGAAGATACCTAATTGGTGATTCTATTGAAGGATGGGCAGACGCAATCAAAGTTTTGATTGAATCTTATATGGGAACTAAATCTTCAACACCAGTATTTGATTTTTCAGACATTCGTCAAAAAGGAGCCCTTCTTGTTACATCTGGAGGAAAAGCACCAGGACCTCAACCTTTAAAAGATTGTATTCACAATATCACAAAGGTTATGGAAAATAAAAATGATGGTGATAAATTAACACCTATTGAAACACACGATATTGTATGTCATATTGCTGACGCAGTACTTGCTGGTGGAATTCGTAGAGCGGCATTGATTTCACTATTTAGTGCTGATGATGAAGAAATGATTTCTTGTAAATCTGGAAACTGGTGGGAATCAAACCCACAAAGAGGTAGAGCAAATAATTCGGCAGTTCTATTAAGACATAAAGTAACACAAGAATATTTTATGGATCTTTGGAAACGAATTGAATTATCTGGAGCCGGAGAACCTGGAATCTATTTATCAAACGATAAAGATTGGGGAACAAATCCTTGTTGTGAAATTGCTCTTAGACCTTATCAATTCTGTAACTTATGTGAAGTGAATGCTTCAGATTTAGAATCTCAAGAAGATTTTGAAAATAGAGTAAAAGGGGCGGCATTCATTGGAACATTACAAGCTGGTTATACTGACTTCCATTATTTAAGAGATGTGTGGAAAAGAACAACAGAAAAAGACGCTCTTATTGGTGTTGGAATGACAGGAATTGGGTCCGGAGTTGTATTGGGTTACGATATGAAAGCGGCCGCTCAAGCGGTTAAAGAAGAAAATGAAAGAGTTGCCGGACTTATTGGTATTAATAAATCAGCAAGAACAACAACTGTTAAACCATCTGGTACCTCATCATTAGTGTTAGGAACATCATCTGGTATTCACGCTTGGCATAATGATTATTATTTAAGAAGAATCCGCGTTGGAAAGAATGAAGCAATTTATACATATCTTGCAATTAATCACCCGGAACTTGTTGAAGATGAATATTTTCGACCACACGACACGGCGGTAATTACAATTCCACAAATGGCACCAGAAGGGTCAATATTGAGATACGAATCTGTATTCCAAATGTTGGAAAGAGTAAAAAAAGTATCACAAGAATGGGTTAAATCTGGACATAGAACCGGACAAAACACACACAATGTATCGGCGACAGTTTCAATTAAAGAAGATGAATGGGAATTAGTTGGTGATTGGATGTGGAAAAACAGAAAATTCTATAATGGATTATCAGTTTTACCGTACAATGGTGGAACATACACACAAGCCCCATTTGAAGATTGTACTAAAGAAGATTTCGAAAGATTAGTTCTAACATTAAAGAATGTTGATCTTACAAAAGTAATTGAATTACAAGATAATACCGATCTTCGTGGTGAAGCAGCTTGTGCTGGTGGTGCATGTGAAATTGTTTAATTATGAAAGTAACCTGGGGTAATGACATAACGCTAACATATCAAGTATTGTTAGCGTTTTATAACCAAAGAAAACAAAATTAAAATGACAGTAAACGCATCAAAAGATTGGATACAACAATTATATGTTCAGGAAACAACAAAAAAAACTCCGGAACCAGATTTTTATAAAGATAAATTTGGGAATATTGTTATGACCGAATCTTTTCATATAAAACGTGGTAAGTGTTGTGGATCAAAATGCAAACATTGTCCTTACGAACCCTTATATGAAAAGGGTAGCACAAACTTAAAAGAATCCTTACGAAAGTAGGGATTTTTTTATTTATATAAAAATCAAGAACACTATATTTATTTGATATGGCAGATGGTATAACATATGGTATTAATTTTCCATTCATTGATTCTTATGTTGGGAAATACTTAGATGCTTCGGATACAACAGAAGAAGAGGTTAGAAGTAATTTAGCACACCTTTTATTAACAAAAAAAGGAACAAGATATTTTTTACCAGATTTTGGTACTAGACTATATGAATATATATTTGAACCATTAGACGGACCAACATTTTCTGAAATTGAAAGTGAAATTAGGGATTCTGTTGGAAAATACCTTCCAGGAATTTTAATTACAAACATTTCCATAACAGAAGCTGCACCACAAACAAATAGTTATGACACAACATTTGTTAATGAAAGTGGACAAAGAGAGTTTAGGTCACCAAACATAACAACAGAAGAACATACCGCAAAAATTAAAATTGAATATAGAGACACTAATAGTGTTTTTGATTCTAGTGATTTTGTAATTATTAATATATAATATGGCAAATAAAAAAATATCTTATACTACTAGGGATTTCCAAGGGATAAGAACTGAGTTAATTAATTTCACAAAAGAATACTATCCAGACGTTGTACAGAACTTCAATGACGCCGGGGTTTTTTCTGTTTTATTAGATTTAAACGCTGCGGTTAATGACAATTTACAATATCAAATAGACAGAAGTGTACAAGAAACTGTATTACAATACGCTCAACAAAAAATATCAATTTATAATTTAGCAAGAACATACGGATTAAAAATACCAGGATCCAGACCGTCAGTTGCTTTAGTGGACTTTTCAATTGTAGTACCTGCGGGTTCCGGTGATAAAGAAGATTTAAGATATTGTGGTATTTTAAGAAGAGGCGCACAAGTTTCTGGCGCTGGACAACCTTTTGAAACTGTTTATGATATTGATTTTTCATCACCAGTAAATGCCGAAGGTTTCCCAAATAGACTTAAAATACCAAACTTTGATTCAAATAATAGATTGCAAAATTATACAATTACAAAACGTGAAGTTGTTGTTAATGGAACAACTAAGGTTTTTAAAAAGGTTATAAATGCAAACGATGTAAGACCATTTTTAGAATTATTTTTACCAGAAAAAAATGTTTTAGGCGTTACAAGTGTTTTACTTAAAGATGGAACACAATATACTACAATTCCAGAACCACAAGAATTTTTAGGTTTAGACAATAGGTGGTATGAAGTAAAAGCTCTAGCAGAAGATAGGGTGTTTATTGAAGACCCAACAAAACCATCAGACCAACCAGGAATTAAAGTTGGTAAATATATTACAACTAATACTAAATTTATAACAGAATTTACACCAGAAGGATTTTTTAAAATGACATTTGGTGGTGGAAATACTTCGGCTGAAGATCAATTAAGGGAATTTGCAAGAAATGGGTATTCGATGGATTTAAATAAATATATGAACAATTTTGCCCTAGGAAGCTCACTAAAATCAAATTCAACATTGTTTATTCAATATAGAATTGGTGGTGGACAAGTGACAAATTTAGGTATTAATGTTATAAATCAAATAGGAAACGTATCATTTTTTGTTAACGGACCGTCCCAAACAATAAACAATACCGTAGTAAATTCATTAAAATGTAACAATGTTACCGCGGCAATTGGAGGGTCTAACCCACCAACAACAGAAGAAGTTAGACAATATGTTTCATTTAATTTTGCCGCACAAAATAGGGCGGTAACAATAAATGATTACGAATCTATTATTAGAACAATGCCATCTCAATTTGGAGCGCCAGGTAAAGTTTCAATTATGGAAGAAGATAACAAAATAAAAATTAAAATGTTGTCTTATGATACCAGTGGAAATTTAACAGAAATCGTATCAAACACACTAAGAAATAATGTTGCAAATTATTTGTCAAATTACAGAATGATAAATGATTACATTTCAGTTGAAACGGCAAACGTTATAGACCTTTCATTAGAAATTGATGTTATCCTAGATTCAACACAAAGTCAAGGACAAGTAATAACTAACATAATTAATATAACGAGTTCATTTTTTAGTCCATTAAATCGAGAATTAGGACAAAATGTTTATGTGTCAGAATTGAAAAGATTAATACAAAGTGAAAATGGTGTTATATCTGTTTCTGGAATATTTATTTACAACAAAGTTGGCGGTGAATATTCATCATCACAAACATCACAAGAATATGAAGACAGCTCAACCAGATTAATTAAACTTGTAAACGAAACAATATTTGCAGAGCCAAACCAAATATATCAAGTTAGATTCCCAAATAAAGATATTACTGTTTCGGTTTTAAATTATAAAACAACCAACATATCGTAATTTTTTTTAAAAAAACAATATATTTATAATAAAAAATTATTATGAGAAATACAAGAAGAATAACAGAAAGAGATATTTCAAGAATTACTAAAAAAGTAATAAACGAAGGTTTATTTGGTGGTAAAAAAAATAATTATAAAATAATGAGAGGCGGTGCTGGTTATATTATTGGATCCGATGTTGACCCTAATGCTGGTGAAATATTATCAATTAAATGTAGAAAAGATACCGAATCAATAGACAGATTAATTGAAGACCTTAAAAGATATAAAGAAGAACTAACACCTGAAGAATTGTAGTTTATTTATAAAACATATACAACCCACCTATATGGTGGGTTTTTTATTTTTACTTTTTTTGAATTAAGATTATTTTTTGAAAATAGGAAATAAACTATTTATCAAATAAAGAAAATTAATGCCCAAATCATATAGAATAAAAACAACCCCAGGGGTTGACAAATATGTTGATATTAAATTAGAACAGGATTTTGAATTTCTTGAAATCTTATCATTAAAAATATTACAAAGTGAAGTTTACACAAGGGTTTGTTCTGATTATGGGGTTATTGTTGGTAGGGTTTCTGTTAATAACGGATACGGTCTACCAAATGCAAAAGTATCTGTGTTTGTACCTTTAAGTGAAGAAGACAGTCAAAACCCAATAATTAGTGAATTATATCCTTATCAAACACTAACTGACAGAAATGAAGATGGTTATAGGTATAATTTATTACCAAAATCACCATCATATACAAACCATTCGGCAACAGGCTCATTTCCAGATAAAGAAGAAGTTTTATTAGACCAATCTTGGGTTGAAGTATATGACAAATATTATAAGTTTACAGTTAAAACAAATAGTAGTGGTGATTATATGATTTTTGGTGTTCCAACTGGATCACAAACACTTGTTATGGATGTTGATTTATCCGACATTGGTTGTTTTTCATTAACACCACAAGATTTAATTAGAACCGGTAATGCAAACGAAAATGATTTTGACGGTAATAGATTTAAAACCAGCACTAATTTAGATGAATTACCACAAATTGTTAATTTTAATAGAATTATTGATGTTTCACCATTATGGGGGGATACAAATGTTTGTCAGTTAGGGATTAATCGCGTTGATTTTGATTTAACAAAAGAATATAATATTAAAATAAACCCAACTGCTGTTTTTCTTGGGTCAATAATGTCTAACACAGACGAAAACGCACAAAAACTTAATTGTAAACCACAAAAAGATACTGGAAAATTTTGTGAATTAATTACAGGTCCTGGACAAATTTTATCAATTAGACATACAATTAATTTAGATAACCAAGGACTACCAATTCTTGAAGAACATAAATTAATAAATGAAGGTAGGGTTATTGATGAAAACGGAACATTTTTGGTTGATTTACCAATGAACCTAGAATATATAACAACAAATGAATTTGGTGAACAAACAATTTCGATAGACCCAAACGTAGGAATCCCAACAAAAGGGAGATATAGATTTAAAGTAAAATGGCAAAACCAAGGTGGCGAACAAGGGGATGTCCAAAGAGGCAATTTTTTAATTCCAAACGTAAAAGAACATGGTTGGTCTTCATCAAATAACGACCCGTACGATTACCCAAATTTCCAAACCTTTATAGTTGGAGGTAGTAATGGTATTTCAGCTGGTCTAACAACTTTTAGTGAAATTATGACATTTTCTGGTGGGTTAAGTTTACTTGAAATTATAAATGCCGAAAATGTTTCATTGTCAATAAATGGTATACCATACTACGGTACTTTTGAAAGTATCACAGTAGTACCTACTAACCCAATCTTTACCTGGTCTTTTACACCAATTGACATAACACAAAACGTAATAATTAAGTTTCAGTTCTTCCCACAAGATTATTTTAATCTTCTTAAATCATATGCTTTTAGTTTAGAATGGGACGACTACGCAAATATTACAGAAGCCCTTAGTTGTGAAGACACTTTTTACGAATTTAACTATAATAAAGTTTATACCACAGCAATGTTTATTGATAGGTATAAATATGGTGCATCAAGATGGGCACACTTGGGAATTAAAGAAATTGACGATAGAACTTGTCGTACAGAAAATAACCCATATCCGGTAAACGATATTATAAGAAACCAAGATTTGTGGTTTCAGTTATTAATATTCATATTGAATATTTTAACGTTTCCAATAATGGCATTAATTGTTGCATTACATATTATTTATATTTTATGGCCATTAGTTAAAGGAATTTTATTGGGTTTATTGGCGTGGTTGGGCTATGAAATTACACAATTAATAATATCAGTTGTTGCTGCGTTTAATTTTGCTGCGATTTTAACAGCTTTAGCGCCAGTTTGTCCTACTTGCGTTGCACAGGCCGCACAACTTACAACCCAAGCTTACATAACAATCTTTTTTAAAATATTACCACTTACCGGACTATTAGTGTTTTTAACATATATATTTTTTAGATATATTTTACCTTTAAAAAGAGTACCAATTTCTTTACCATTACTATCTTACCCTGAATGTACAAACTGTGAATGCAACTGTAAAGAACCAGAAGTTGACGAAGTATCACAAAGCGATATAGATAATTTTATACAAGAACAATCAGCAAATGACATTATAGCATTACCAAATGGTGAGACAATAGAATTATTTTCTAATTCAAACTCAGCTCTAGCACCATTAAATCAATCATTTAATTATATTGTAGAACACCCAAATTTTTCACAAAGACCAGGATTTTCGCCCACGGACAATAACGGTGGTTGGTTTTACTTTGGTCCAGAATATAAATCATTAGAATATTCTGTTAATGATAATGAAATTAATTCAAATGTTATTGCAACAGCTGTTGTGGATTTTAGAAGACTTTTTTCTGGTAGTGATTTAATTGCTGGATCAACAATAGAAAAATTACACGCACCACAACCATTCTTATTTGCTGGCGATAAAAGTAGTGGTGACGATGAAAGATGGTTTGGATTTCCAACCGACGTTACATATCCACAAAAATTAAATGAATTTAATTCTAGAGATAAATATTTTACAAACGCTAGTATTCTTGGTAGTTTAAATAGAATTACAACAACTGTAAATCCATCTTTAGGTAGCGATTCTTTTGAAGACCAAATAATTGTTGTTTTAGCTAAACCAGGTACAACAACACAACTAAACAACCAATTAATAACCTTTCAAGATACAATAAATTCACCGGCAAACATAAACATAACCGGGGCAACTTTAAATCAATTTGAAACAAATAGTATTACAGGAACAACAACAACTGGAACATCATTAGTTAGATATATTAACTATGCACACCCATCGTTCCCAAATGGAACCCAAGAATTAACTGCAGAAATTAAAATTAATCAAACAACAAATAATTTACAATTTAATTATGCAAACGACATTGAATATTTTCAACTAATAACCGGAATAACAATATCACAATTTTTGACACAATCAAATGGTAGTAATAACCAAGAATTATTTCATCAAGAATATCTTAGACATAAAATTAATTATATTATTGCTAGACCAGACGGTGTATCTTCGGATAACGATTTTAATTTACCATTCACAACAGGACCATTAGCGGAAATTATAACATATACAGATTCTGACGGTCAAACATTCACAAGACAAATTGGTAATTATGATTCTTTAACATCACTAACAGCTTATAACACATATGAAATTCTTTTTATGGTTCGTGGTGTAGACCCATATACAGATAAACAAGAAATAAAATATGATTTATCTAAAATTTTTGGTTTTACAACACCTGACACGGTAACATTTACTGGACAAAGGTATTTAAACGTACCAATACAAGCAACAAATAGTCCTAAACCAAAATCACACAATACAATAGATAATACAGATTTAAAACTATATCATCCTTCATATACTTTTACTTTAACTCCCGGTCAATATAGTGCTTATACATCATTTAATCCTTATTATTATTTATCAACAGATGATACGTCTCTTAATTTATCATCAGGAATACCCGGTTCTGGTGGGGCCAATTATAGACCAACACCAATTCATAATCTTGTCGGTGCATTATCAAATACGACTAATCTAACACTAAACGATAAAACACTTCCAAATTATAAAACTAGTTTTATTGGTGGTGTACCATTTATCGCATCAAATTTTAATAATTTAAATAGTACAAATTGGACATCTTTTTCACAAGGATATTTTTCAGACTATGTTGGCGCAAAGAGCGATTATGGCTATCCTTTAGTTGGTAATTCATCAACAGATTTTTACGCAGTTTATTCACCAGCATATTACAGATTTACCACTAGTGTTGTAAACCCATTACTTGGTGTCAATTTTTCTGATGAAACTAGATTGGTTATGAGATCAGATAGATTACCAACATCAGATAAAACCCAAGATAATATTTATGGGACTGGCTATGCATTACATCAAAATGATAATTTTACAATTTATACAAGTTTTGGTATAACGTCTAATACACCATTAAGTAGTAGTCCACAAGAAACTAATGGCACAACATTAGATCAGGATGGTATGATAACAGGAATTACCGAATCATTACAATGTGAAAATATGGTACCATTAAAATGTTATCAAGGAACAGGAACAAATTTAAGTATTAATCAAAATTGTGTTGACGATTATGAAAAAAGATTTATAGATGGTTGTTATTGTTTCCCATCTAAACCTTACATTTTAAGTATATTAGATGACATTGAAATGTTTTTAGAGTGGAAAACTAGGTTTACAGTACTTTATGCTGCGTGTAGAGGTGTGTTTTCACAAACATTCCAGAATAATTGGATAAATGGAAATTTATATATGTTTTCATTTAAAAAAGGAAACAAATACTTTTTAAATCCATTACAAGACACTGCTTTTGATTTTTGTGACCATAATGTAATATACAATGAAATAAGTGATAATTTCTATTATAGAAGTTCACCATGGGACGAAACCTTTCAAAAGTTCATTGGGTCTGAAAGACCAGACGGTGACATATTTTTTGGTGTGTTTTTGGGCTCAGGCGGGTTTAACGATAAACAGATACAATTTCCAACAACAATTACAGATTTAGGTCCAAGAGACGAATTTATAAGTCAAATTTGTGGTGATACTGATTTACAAGGATATTATGTTAATCAA